AACTATTTCGTGACGCTAGACCCTAACGCCAAGCAAAAGTCGGTCGAATGGGTGGACGATCTACAGGTACGCCAGAACCGGCTACCTGCTCGCGACGGCCTTGAGGATGCGCGGCTCTTTTGGTTCGACGGTGCGTGGCAGTTTACCTGCTCGGCCCTTCACCACGGCCCCCGTGTGCGCACCACGATGGCGTGGGCCAAGCTAAATAAGACCCACATTGACCGCTTTGAGTTCCTCCACAGCCCGCACACCCGCGAGATGGAGAAGAACTGGATGCCGTGCGCCAATGGCGCGCGTTTGGCGTTCGTGTACTCGCACCACCCGGCTGAATCGTTTGAGATTTACCCGGCTAGGACGCGAATCTGGCTCGGCGCCTTTCCTGCCCTACAAGGCTGGTCAGGCGGCTCGCAGATCATCCCCTATAACGGCGAGTGGCTAGGCGTCGTCCACCAGCGTCGCAAGCACAAGAATCGTGTTTATTACGTCCACCGCCTAGTTGCCTACAATGCCAACCTTGAGCCGGTACGGGCAGGGCGCGAGTTTTACTTTAAGGGCGAGCAGATTGAGTTCTGTGCCGGTATTGTCGAGCACAGCGGGTACTTCATCCTCTCTTTCGGTGTCAAGGATCGCGAGGCGTGGCTGGTTAAGCTAACGTCGACCCAGATTGCCTCGCTTTTCGTTTGACAATAGGAGAGAGACAACTTCGGCACGGGTGCCGGTTTTATGTATAACCAAGATGGATCGATGATTGAGAAGTCCGAAGCGGAGATTGGCGCTATTGAGCCAATGGCCGACGAGGAGGTGGAGTCATTGGTTGGCGGCGAGCTAACCGATGCGACATCGTTTATTGATGCGGAACTGTCGCCAGTTCGTGCCAGAGCGATCCAGTATTACCGTGGCGAGCCGTTTGGCAACGAAGAAGAGGGTCGCTCGCAGGTTGTCTCAACTGATGTTCGCGACACCATCGCCGGCATCATGCCGTCGCTTATGCGCGTGTTCTTTGGCTCACGCAAAACGGTGCAATTTACACCGCGCAACGTGGAGGACATCCAAAGCGCAGAGCAGGCGACCGATTACGTCAATTACATTTTCAACAACGACAATAACGGCTTTCTAATCCTGCACAGCATCTTTAAGGATGCGTTGCGTGGCGCGTTAGGTATTGCCAAGTATGTTTGGGAAGAAAAGGTCGAGATCAAGACCGAGTATTACACAGGATTGGATGAAGCCGCGCTGACGCTTCTTTTAAGCGAGCGTGACGTGGTGGGCAGCGCCATTGAGTCAATGGACGATCCGTCGTTTAAGCCGCCTGTTGACCCGCAGACGCAGCAGCCTCTTGAGGTTGACCCCATGACGGGGCAGCCGTTTCAGGCGCCAAAGATTTATGCCGTTGAGTTGAAGCGCGAGTACAAAGACGGACGCGTGCGTGTTGAAGCAGTGCCGCCAGAAGAGTTCTTGGTGGATCGTCGCGCCCGCTCCGTTGAGGATGCCACGCTCGTGGCTCACCGCCGTATGATGCGGGTGTCTGACCTCGTGGCCTTAGGCTATGACGAGGACATGGTGCGAGAGCAGATGGGTGTATACGAGCTAGATACAAATGACGAGTATTTGGCGCGTAACCCGTATGCGCAGTCTTATGGCCCAGGCGGCACGCAAGATGACAAGCGCGTGCTGTACGTCGAAGCCTACATGCGCATTGACTACGACAAAGACGGCATTGCCGAGTTGCGCAAGGTTTGCACCGTAGGCCCCGGATACAAGATGGTGATGAACGAGCCTTGCTCTCATGCGCCGTTTGCCCTCTTTTGCCCAGACCCGGAGCCGCATGCGCTGATTGGCATGTCAATCTTTGATATGACCGCAGACCTGCAGCGCATCAAGTCGGCCATTATGCGCAACATGATGGACTCGCTTTCGCTCGCCATCCACCCTCGGGTGGGCGTGGTTGAAGGGCAGGCCAACATGGACGACGTGCTGAACACCGAAGTTGGCGGCGTGATTCGTATGCGCCAAGCCGGCGCCGTTCAGCCTTTCTCCGTTCCGTTTGTCGGGCAGGCCGCCTTCCCCATGCTCGAGTATCTCGACAGTGTGCGTGAGAACCGCACCGGCATGAGCAAGGCGGCGATGGGCTTAGATGCCAACGCACTACAGAGCACCACTCGTGCGGCGGTTGCCGCGACCGTTACAGCTGCGCAGCAGCATCTTGAGCTGATAGCCCGAATCTTTGCAGAAACCGGGATGCGCGCCTTGTTCAAAGGCATTCTCAAGCTGGTCGTAGAAAATCAAGACCGCCCACGAGTGGTGCGCCTCCGCAATAACTGGGTGCCGATTGACCCGCGATCTTGGCAGTCCGATATGGATGTCGAGATTGACGTGGCACTTGGCGGCGGTACGGAAGAACAGAAGCTCGGTGTATTGTCCACAATTTCGCAGAAGCAAGAGCAGATCATGCAGCAGATGGGGCCGCAGAACCCGCTGGTCACGCCATCGCAGTATCGAAATACGCTGGTCAAGATTGCCGAATTGTCTGGCTTCAAAAACGGCGCCGACTTCTTCCAAGACCCGGCGCAGGTTCCGCCTCCGCCGCCTCCACCACCGCCGCCGCCTGACCCGGCTCAAATTCTTGCCGAGGTTGAGAAGCAGAAGATTATGGCGGACATTCAGAACAAGCAGGCAGAGCTTGAGCTTAAGCGTCAGTCGATGCTGCTTGAGGATGACCGCGCTCGCGACAAGCAAGAGGCGGACATCATGCTGCGCGCCTATGAGATTCAGTTGAAGAGCGGCACGCAGATCGACACGGCCATGCTGACGGCGATGATGGAGCGTCCGCGCACTGCGACGCCTTCGGTGCAGCGTCCAGTGTTGCCTGAGATCGTGCCGTTCAACCCGCAGCAGATGGCACCGCAAGCGCCTCCGCAGCAGCCAATGCCGCCGCAGGGTGCACCGGCTCCGATGCCGCAGGGTGCTGCTCCGCAGCAGCCGCCTCCGCAGGTAATGTGATGCTATGGCAGCACCACTTGAGGGAGTATTCGTACCGCAGCCGCCAAGCCCTAACGTCGCGCCGCCCGCGTACTCTGCGCAATACTTAAACCAGGTCAATAACCAGTTAAAGCTCTATTTGAGCTTGCTGGCGTCGAACCAGCTTGAGATCGTAAAGTTCATCAACACGTTGACGGATTTAAACTTGCTCGACAAAAACAACTTTGATGCGTTTGGACGGTTGCGAGCCTCGCAGCCGTTTACGCTCTTTGACAGCCAGAACCGTTATGCGTCAGACCCGGCGTTTGATACGTCGCTGACAGGCTCTGGCACGACTACGTTTTTGTCTAACGAGTCTGCCGTAAGGATGGATGTTACGACGGCATCAGGCGATAAGGTGATCCGTCAGACGAAGCGATATTTCCCGTATCAGCCTGGAAAGAGTCTTCTCGTTATTTCAACCTTTGTCATGGCGGCAGCTAAGACAGGGCTGCGCCAACGGGTCGGATATTTCGACGCTAACAACGGCGTCTTCTTGCAGCGTGAAAACGCAGAGCTGTCGTTCATTATCAGAACGTACACGAGCGGATCGCCGAGCGACACCAGAAAGGTCGCGCAGTCGTCATGGAATGGCGACAAGTTGGATGGCACCGGAGCGAGCGGGGTAACGCTCGACACGACCAAGGCTCAGATCATGTTCATGGATTTTGAGTGGCTTGGCGTGGGTTCCGTTAGAGTAGGGTTTGTCGTTGATGGTGAGTACATTACGGCCCACACATTCGACAATGCTAACGAAGTCACAGCGGTCTATATGCAGACCGCGACTCTGCCGATTCGGCTAGAGATTGAGAACACGGCGCTTACGGCATCAGCCTCAAGCATGAAGCAGATTTGCTCCTCTGTGATGTCAGAGGGCGGATATGAGCAGATGTCCGTTGAGCAGGTGGCAAGACGAACGACGACATTAACAGGCATCGGAACTTCTTTTGTGCCGCTTGTCTCCATTCGTCTTGCTTCCGATGCTCTTGGTTCTGTAATCATCCCCAAGCAAGTCAGAGTGCTGCCAATTGCTAACGGAGAGTATGAGATTGCGCTGATTAAAAACGCAACGCTGACTTCCGCATCTTACAACACGACAACTTTTGCAAACGTAGACTTTGATATTTCTGCGACCGCCATGACTGGCGG